GTAATAAATTACCTGTGCTAATCTACCAATTAAATCGTTCACCAATACGATGTGTTGTTGATCTTAATATGATCATAGAAACATTCGGTGGGGAAAAATTGGGCCATGTTAATTTAGTGGAGATACCACTTGAAACATTTTGTATGATATGTAGGGAGAAGTTAGTTGAAGAATAGAGGATTTATAAAGCCGTTAATATATTTAGGTTGCCCATACTCGCTTGATGGTCAAGCAACCGAAAAGCAAATGGAAAGACGCCATGCACAAGTAACTCGATGTGCAAATGTGTTATTTAGGATTGGGTTGAATGTGTATTCGCCAATTACTATGCACCACCAAATACAGCAGCATAAGAAGATTAAAATGACCACCAGGGATTGGTTGCAGTTAGATTACGAATATTTAAGGCATAGCGAAATGCTATATGTTTTGAAGTTAGATGGGTGGGACAATTCTCTTGGGCTTGTCTCAGAAATAGAGTTCGCCCAAGAGTTGGATATACCGATTGTTTATATTGAGCCTAATAAAGAAATATTAGGTTAGTATTAGCACAACAATAATTAAGGCTATTAAGATCAAACCTTTCTTATTGATTTTTTTTGTTCCGCAACCACAACTTTGGTCAAGGAAAAAATTGCTAATCTTAGAATAAAAGTTTTTAATTTTTGTTAGATATTTCATTTTGTCTCCTATTAAAATAAACCGAACCCTGTTTGTATGCCGTTCATTAGTCCTAATAAAGTTGGAATTTTGTTTACATTAGGGGGAAGCTGAGGTGTGCTTGGCACTACATCACCATACGACAATCCGTCAAATCTTTGAGGATTGTTTAGGGTGCTGTCAAAGAATGAACCTGCTCCGTTAGAAAATCTTCCTGTTGGGGCAAAGTTTCCGTAAGTAGGGTTTAGTATAGTATTTAAATTTTCTTGATTAATGGGTGCAACTCCACTCATATCTTGTACGAATCTTGGTGTAGGTGCTAATCCCATATTACTAGGATTGCCAAAAAGGTCAAATCCAAAGCCTGGCTCTCTTTGACGATTTTCAATATTATTATTATTATTAAATTCTAAGAAATTCATGTCCATGTCACTTGGCAATCTTTGTTGACCATCACCAAATCTATTAACTGCCATAGGAGGAGTAATATATGGAGCAGCTGAATAATTTTTGAAGTAATCATTAAACAGACCTCTGCCTACAAGGTTTTGGTCAAAGCCACCACCTATACCAATATATTCAGAGCCATCATATACAGGTCTTGCATCTCTTTGCTGTACAGATTGTCTCCTATTGATCTGAGGGAAAAAGTTTCCAAAAACCGGGTTCAGTATGCTGCTTAAATTTTCTTGATTAATAGATGAAACTCTTGAATCTGGCATAAGATTTCTTCTTGTTATAGGAGTACGATCTATAGTTGGGGTACGTGGTACGAAACCACCCGTGTTAAGACGTAACTGATCCATAAAGCCATTGTTTTGTGTAGACCTACTAGTGGTACTACTACGTGGTGTAACACGTCCACCTGACTGTATGTCTCGAATTTGATCCTCTATGTCATTTCTACGTTCTTGCATTTGATTTTCGTTTAGTCTCTTTTTATTTCTAAAGACTAATGACGATCTTTGTTTTTTTCTTAAATCTGCTATTCTTTTCTTATCACGCCTTGATAGTGCCATGCTCTACTCCTATTGTAGTGGGTTTGAGTTTTTAATATTTAATTCTTCCATTTGCAGTTTTAGTAACTGCATCTCAGTATCTAATACTGCTATATCAGTTTTTGTTTGTGCAATTTCATCGTTCATTAAGCCAATCTCTGTATTTTTTTCTCTTAACTTATCCGATATTTTTTTTGACAATGCTTCTTTATGCAATTCCATTTTTTCATATACGGGCATTAAGTCAACTTCTTGACTAATTACATACTCACGACTTTCGAGTTGTGCTATTCTGTTTTCAAATACTCCGTACGCATAAAATCCACCACCTAATACTGATACGCTACTAATGACCGCTATAAGTGCGGAAAAATGTTTTTTAATTAATTCCATGTAATCTCTCTAATTTAAATTTAAGTTCTGCTTGTTGCAGTCGATTTGTGTATAGCTTTTTCTCATGCACAATTAACGGATCTACTGTCATTGAAACATTTTGATATAGCTGTCTGTTATCGACAAAAATAGGTTGTACTGTGTATATATTCTGAGGTGCATAGAATGGTTGATCTTCAATCATTTGCTGACTATTAATAATAACATTAATTTTATTTAAATCTGCCAAAACAATATCACTAAATTTTACCTCAACATTTACACTTGGTTTTTCTTGCTGCACGACCTCTACACTTGGTGTTTCTTCAATAGCAACCACATCTTCCTCTACAAGCATAATTTCTTCTTCAACTATTGTTTCTTCTATTTCTTGTTCTTCAACAAATTCTTCTTCGAGCATAGGCTCGTTGTCAGGAAACTCTTGTAATTCTTCATCAGTTGGTGTCGCAACCATCTCGGTTTCTTCAAATTCCTCTATGTATTCTTCTTCGATTATTATAATCTCTTGTTCAGGTTCATCAGCGACAATTACTTCTTCATCTTCATAAACCATAGATAGTGGCATTAATAATATATCTTCAGGCATTGGCTCATCGGAGTACATACTCATCATATTATCGTCTGAGTATAAGTCCATCATCGGTGCATCATCATACATCATGCCCATTGGCATTTCTATCGGCATCTCCTCCAAACTCATATCCATTGGCTCGTCAAAATCTATGTCTTCATCAAAACCAAATCCCATATAATCGTCCGATAAAAAAAAATTATCTTCGAGTAGTATTTCTGGTGCAATTTCTATAATCATTTCGGTATCAACAGGCTCTAAAAATATAAAGTCAAAATCTTGCTCAAATTCAAATGCATCAAATGTAATGGTTTCTTCGATATTTTCTGCTATGTCGGTTATATCATTATCAAACGACAAACTAAATGCTGTATAATCAACAACAAGATTAGGGTTTCTTAAATCACTACCATAATGTCCACTAGATTGACTTGGGACACTAAATTCAAATCTACTTGTCAAACTATAATTTGTTTCCGTATTGGGTGGCACAATAACAATGTTCTCAGGACTTGTTTCATAACCACAACGATTCCACCCTGCCGCACAAACATCATCTATTGTAATTGTTTGGGTAACTGTTTCACCACTTGATGATTCTATATTTTGTATGATTTTAGTGGTTTGCTCAAGACTGTTCCACACCCAAACATCGGCAGTCAGAGTTGACGTAAATCCGCCTTGTATCTCAGGGGTTAATAAATGGTCGTTTAGCTGTACTTCACTTTCCACATATTGTCCGTTGACTCCTGCAATAATATTATCCCCATGCCTTGTTGACTGATTACTACCTGTCCAACTCCCGTCTGTAAAATCATTGGTCAGAAGATTTGACGTTGTCGCTGCCATCGCTGACCAGGTACTCGCCAACAATATAATATTGACCATTACTACACTTAATCCAAGAGTTGATCCAAGTATACATATTATTATCTTTCTCATAGTTCTGTTGATTTATTTTCAATGCAGTCATGTCGCATTGTTATTTTATATTCGTTGACACCTTCATTCTCAATATCTTCTAGCATATGTATGGACTTTGTATAACCTGTAAGCATACAAGAATAGTAATCAGCAAATCTTAGTGTATGCTCGTGACCTGGCATACAGCTATCCTCTGTTAAAGAACAGAAAAACATAATTAATATAAATTTATCCATTATCGACCTGTACTATATTGAATTTCACTATCTTTATATTGATCAATGATCGTCTGTTGTGCTACCCAATCTTCATAATCAGGCCTTAACTTGGGATAACGTGTATAAATTAATAAAGCCTTCTCTCCAATCAACGATACTCCGTTGATATTAATTGGGCAGTACGTGGCAGCGGCATACATGGCGACCCATACGTCTTTTGACGAACATACCAAACTTATAGCCGCCACTTTCATTCCTAAATCTGATAATAACTTTGCGTTCTTTCTCATTTCGCAGTTTTCATCAGTATATGTACGACCTCCTGTAATACCAAAATTAAATGTTTGCACACCTGCTGACACCGATAAACTACAAGTATCTATGCCTGATGAAAGACCTGCTGAACTTGCTGTAGGGGGTGCTGATTGCACGTTCGATGTACTATTGCTTGTTGTACTGTTATCAACCGCTGTTGCTGCTGAATAGGTGTTATTATTGGTTGTAGACATATCCCCATCAATAAGAGTGTTTGACCCTGAACTCGAATTTTGTGTATGCGAATGTGCAATGACAGAGATAAAAAAAGCTAGTACAAAAACTATACCTATAATCTTTAATATTTTTTTCATTTTTTAAACTTACTTAATGTGTTAACACCAAAGCTACCACCGACAATCGTCAACATGATATACCAAAACATATCAGGTGCATTTTGTAGTAGTAACCAACCTTTTTCCATATGTGGTTGTATTGGCTCAAAGAAATGAGCACCGAGTAAAATAGTAAAAACGAGAGTCAAATATTCATCTTTGAGGGAATTTTGACTAGCCTTGACTTGTGCTTTTTTGACTTGTGCTTTTGCCAACTCAACTTGCTTACTCACTTCCATAGACTTAATATCAAGTTCTTTAGTCGCTTCTATTTCAGCGGCTCGAATAATTTTTTTCTTTTCCATAGCATGACTTGCTGCACCGATAACTTTATCAGCAACAAGTTTTGTTATGGGATTGCTTAAAAAACCTAAAAATGGTAACATTATATTAACCTCGTTAAGCCGATTAAAATTGCTATAACTGAGCCAATCCAAAAGACAGTTTTTACTGCACCCTTACCATAACTCATTTCGGTTTTTAGTTGTACTACCTGATCTCGCAGTTCTGCTTGTTCTACTCTGATTTCAGATAATTTTTGATCTAAATGTCTTAGTGTAATCTCAGTATCTGACATCTGTAACTCCTATCTAGTAACTGTAAAGGATTATATATAATTGACTCCAGGTACATTTATACCTCGTCCCAAGTTTGCCCGGATTCATTCCATTCATAATGTTTGCCATCAGTCGGCTCTGTAACAGGGCATACCCATTGACAAGTGCTTTCGTCTAATGTCCAACTTGCATAAGGTTTTTTCGGTATATAGGCATCTCGTGTAGAATCATAAACACCTTCTATGGTTGCAAAATTCTTTCTTTGTGTTCCTGCTCTGTAAGTTTGTTTAAATACATCAGATGTGTTGTATAAACTTCTTAAAAAATTACTACCATTTTCCTCTGTATTTCCAATATCATCTTCGATTACATATATTGTTTTCACAACATTAGATGAATCAAGTCTTGCAAAATATTTCATGTTTTTTTCCTTATGCTGTGTAACTGCCACTACCTGTAAACTTCACAACAGTTTCACTTCCTGTAGTGGTTACTGTTGGACTACCTGTAGTTGTTCCTGTGTATTGTGATGTTAGCATTCTAATTATTACGACACCATTACCGCCATCGCCACCATTTGCAGGGCCGTAACCACCTCCGCCGCCGCCACCGCCGAGTCCGTCTGTGCCTTGTGTACCTGTGCCACTACCTTGACCACCTGCACCGCCACCGCCTGATCCACCACTACCTGCGGTAGCTGCTTGTGTACCACCGCCACCACCACCTGCATAGGTTACTGATGAGCCTGTGATTTCATTGGCTAAACCATTACCACCATTTGACGTTCCACCTGCAGCACCTGCACCGCCACCGCCACCTGCCGCCCAATTACCAAATGTACCACTAGAGCCTGAGCCGCCATTATTACCTTGACCTGCTGTTCCGTTACCACCTGATTGGCTTTGGAATCCACCACCGCCACCTGAGCCACCATTTTTACCTGTACCTGCACCACCGCCACCACCTGTTGCACTAACATCAGAAATATCTGAACCTGATATTGTACTTGCACTCCCATTCCCTGATGGTCTTGTGCCACCTGCTCCAACAGTTATTGTGTAAGTTGTACCGACAGAAAAGACAATAGCTGTGCTACCATAATTTGTGAGCAACCCACCTGCTCCACCACCACCCATAGCACTACCTCCATCACCACCTGCTCCACCCCCTGCGACTACAAGATATTCAATGTCTGTAGGTGTACGAGGTGCTGCTGCTGCAAAACCTCTGCTCTTTGCTGACCCTGCACCAATGGTACTTAATAATGGCATATTAACCTCCTATGCAAATTTACTTTGTGCTGCTAAAACTGTGTATGTAGCAGATGCAGTTTTTATTATGGTAAATGTATAAACATCAATACTATTTGCATTTCCTGCTGATGGTGCTGTCCCTCCTGACCATTCAGGTGTAACTGATGAACCATCAATTTGATAGGCATTTAAATAATATGCACTACCACCTTGTTTCATAAGTATTGCAAATGACATAGACTCACCATTACCCATTGTTGCATTTAAAGTTGTTGAGCCATCACCCCTAAAGTTTATTGTTCTGTTTGCTGCTTGGTCAACATTAAAGAACGATACAGCTTGTGTAAGAACATCATAATTAATTGTACCTGAAGTGCCACTTTCTACTGTTACTTTTTCTATAGCTTCTGCTATTGATGTTGAGCCTGTAACTGTTAAAGCATCGGCTATTGTAATTGAGTTTGCTAATTTATCACCTGTGACTTGGTCATCTGCTATGTGTTGTGTGTCAATAGAGCCATCAGTATAATGTTCAGAGTTTATTGCATCGTCCGCTATTTTTGTGCCATCTATTGCATCGGCTGCGATAGATGCTGTGTCAACTTGTGCGAACGATAATTGTGCAGAACCATCTGTTTTGAGAAAATAATTTGCTGTACCATCTGCTTGTGGAAATTTTAAACCATCAAGAACTACGTCACCTGTGCCATTTGGTGTGATTGCTATATCGCCATTTGTATCTGTTGATGTTATGGCATTGGCATCGAGTTGTAAGTTATCGACCTTAATTGTGCCAAGTGCCACATTACCTGCATTAAGGTCTGCGAGGTGGGCCATTAACTCGCGTATTGCATTATTGATCCCACTAGGCGCACACCCTTCTCCAATGTTTACTGAATCAATATCAGTATTATTTGCAGCAGTTGCGTCATATTGGGTTATGTTTACTTTTGCCATTTAGTTTCTCCTATAATAAACCTTGTTTTCTTAATTCTGATTGTTCTTGCGCTCCTAATTGTCTGGATAATTGAGCAGGTGTTCTTAGTAATCCTCCTGCCCCAACAACACCCCTACGAAGTTTCCCGATTGCTCTTGTCGCCTCACCTGTTAATCTAGGACTAACTAACGCTAACGATCCTAAAGAACCTGCGGCTCCTAATGGGCCACCTAAAGCCGCACCACCAACAGTAGCTGTACCAATAAGACCTGCTGTTAAACTTCTTGATAGACCTGGGGGCAATGCCTCAGATAACAAATATCCAGAAACCTTTTGAGTTAATTCATTACGTACTTTGGGGTCTAATTTAGATAATGTTTCACCTAAAGCACTATTAGGGTTTCTAATTGCTCTACTGATTTTAGCAAATGCCGCAGAAATTGATCTTCCGTCCTTTAAACCCAACTCTCTTATTATCTGTGAAATTTCTTCTGACTGAGTAGCATAAGTTTTTAAGAACTCTGTGTACCCATCAGGAGCAAGATCTTTTAATGTATTAGTAAAGTCTTGATTAATCTTTGCAGCGGCAGATCCTGCAGGACTATTAAAATCAAGACCCTTTCCAAGTTCATTTAATTGTTGTGATACATTTGCCAAATCTTCTAAATTTTTAACTTCTGAAACTTGTCCAATAACTTTATCAGCATCAGTTAAAAAAGAATCAATATCACCACCTGATCTTATACTACTAATGCCAGATTCAGATTTAGCTTGATTTCTGTATTCTGAAACTAAATTTAATAGATCGTCTTTTGTCTTAGAGCTTACATTAGTTTTTTGAAGGCTTGGATATATTTTTCTTTGATTTGCCTTAAATTCTTTGTTTCTAATTTCTTTTAAATCATTAAGGCCTGATTTAGCTAAATTGACAATCTCTGTTTCACCAATATTTCCTCTCATAGCTTGTGTAAATTCAGCACCACCTTGTATTGCTTGTTTGTAAGGAGCTGACCCTGTACCCGTAATTGTTCCTACAAGACCTCTAGCTACTCTACCTGCTTGATCTCCTGCAAGAAGTCCTGCTCTTGCCACTCCATAAGCAGGGTCAGTAAATTTTCCTGCTTTTGAAATTTTTGATGCAACATTAGTAGCTTGACCTGTGGCTTTAACACCCGCCCCTGCACCCGTGAATAGTAATGATATATCTCCAAAAAAACCAACAGGATCATTCTTAATAGTCTCTTTTGCCCTTTCAAAACCACCATATCTTTCAACATAAAATGAGCCAACTTGTCGTGCTAATTCTTCATTTCCTTGCTCACCTGGTCTAACAACCGATATGACACTTTTGCCTAATTCACCAATCGTTTTTGCTGTCTCAATCGGACTTAATATGGGAGTAATAATATCTTTGCCAAACTGAGCTGCTGATCCGGGTATATTACCAAAAGTTTCAAGAATAAAGTTTTTTTCTGTTGCAGAAGCTGTTTCTGGAGAGTCTACATTTGTAGATACTTGTTCTTGACTTTCTTCTTCTTGCTCAATTTGTTTGAGAAGTTCTACTGCTGTAACCATTTCTTTTCCTTAATATGTTAATAGTACGAACTCAGATTCTGAATTTGTCCTTGCTTGTTCCTCAAGATATGTTTTTAATCCAACTAATCTTCTTCTAGGAATAGGTATTTTCCCACCATATATATCTTTAATAATTTCTAATTGATTTTTTTCCAATGAATTAGGATTATATTCTTTATCATAATATAAAATATCCATAACATCTGAGAACTCTCTATCCGCTTCTGCCAACCCCAAACCCTCTCGTAATGCTCTATCGGTATATTCAGCTCTTTTTATTGCCAACTCAGATGCAGCAATCATATCTTCCACTAGCTTTCTATTTACTGTCTCTGGTCGTTCTAATCCTGCAATAGCACGGGTATAAAGATCAATTTCAAAATCAGAAGTTGCACCTGCCCCCTCTGGCCTTACGTTGGGTATTAATTTTGATACAATAGTCTCAAACATTAATTGTTGATTTAATGTTTCATCTTCCCTGCCCGTCAAAGCAACATACGCTTCACGTAAACCTATTGTTAATTTAGTAAATTTACCTGATTTAAATGCTTCGCTATTTAATATTTGCTCTAATTTTCTTGCATCTTTTAATGATGCTCTAGCTGCTGCTGCAGGGTCTCCATAATTTTTTTGCCATTGTTTGCTATCTCTTTCTATGTTAGCGGCAGTAATCGCTTCTTCTCTGCCACTTTTTAAAGCAAAAGCTGTTCCTGTTGGGTTGACTGAATATCTACTTGGATTTTCTTTAACTTTTCGTCGGAAATTAATATTATCAGACGCACCAATATCTATTACTTCACCGAGTACATTATCATATAGCTCAAAATCTGCATCTTCTCCTGATCCAAACTCTTTATACATTGCAAAAGCATCATCAATCGGAGTACCTTCTAACAAAGCGACCCCCAAAGCAATTTTGCCAAGAGCTTCTTTGTTGTCAAATATATCTCCTAACTTAAACAGTTTATCTTTTGTTTCTTTTTGTTTTTCTGGTGTAGCAACAGATGGATATTCAGCTTGATTTTGTTGCATAAATGTTTCTTGAGATGTATCTATTCCACTCGTACCAACTATTTCTTCTTCTGGCTCTACGACATTTTCTCCTACAGAAATAGAATCAAATTGCATACCTTGTGATTCAAGTGCTTGATTCAACATATCTTCTTGTCCGGGCAGTTTTTGTGTATTTAAATATGATTCAAGTGTATTATCTTGTCTAGCTAAGACGTTACCTGCAGGTGGCAACTCTAATCCAAAATCTTCTATCCCATATGTCCTACTTGCTCTTGTAAGCGGCACAACACCAATATTCCCAATGTTCGTTCTTCTCTCATCTAATGTAATTCTTTCACCTCTCATAAGAGCATTTTTCTGTTGTGTATTTAATTGATCAAAACTAAAAGGTGGTATTGCTTGTTCATCTAGTGTATCAACACCTTGTTGAAACTGATTTAAATAATCTTCTCTTGCACCGCCTCTTTGCCTCTTAGCATTTGTTAAACCTACCATTTCATTTCCCAGAAATTTAATAGGCTGCATCAAATTAGCATATTGCAAACGATCAGCACCTCCTTGATTAAGTAAACTGTCTATATAATTTTGTGTTAATAGACCATTGTTCATATTACCCATACTCATATTTTTATTCCAATCTTTCTAATTACCAAAAGGATTCATACGGCTTAAAGCTCCACCGATAAAGCCTGCAGCAGCTCCTTGTGGCCCTAATGAACCAATACCACTTAATAATGTTCCTGCCCCAAGTAATGTCTGTCCTAAACCAACACCTGGTTCTGTACCAACTGTTGTCGTTCCCATAGGAACACTAATACCACCTGCCGACAATAAAGCATTAAGCTGTGCTTGTCTTCTTGCATTCTCATCAACAATTTGTTGTTGTGCAGCTTGTATTGGCATTTGACCAACAGCTCTTTCCATAGCACCTGCTTGACTTAATGCTTGTAATCTTTGCAGTTGCAAGTCTTGTGCGGTTGGAGCAACTCCGCCCGCTTGTAATTGCAGTTGTGCCGCTTGTCTTTCTGCGTCAGTTATAGCTCCTGCTAAACCTGCTTGTCTTTGTGCATTAGCGACTTCTTGTTGAGCAAGAATAGGAGCAACGGAGCTACCAATTCCACGACCCAATGCCTGACCAAATGCGTCTGAACCTAAACGTCCACCTCGTGCATATTGAGATGTAATACTGTTTGTAGCATCAGATATTCTATCTTGGATAACTTGGTTCATATATTCAGGACTTAAATCTCTTTGATACTGCTCTCTTAATAAATTAGGAGAACCAATACCACCTGCCAATATATTGCCAACAGCACCTTCTAATGCTTGTATATTACCTGCACCACCTCCAAACTGACCAAATCCTTGCAAAGACTGTTGTTCAAAAGGAGTTTGAGGTACAAATCTTTGACCTTGATAAACTTCAGGTGAGAAATCTCTGGCAGCCGAAAAAGCTGCTTCTTGAGCTGTTTGTAAATACTCAGGAATAATAGGAGTGGACGTTGTTGTTGTCCTGTTTGATCCTTTACTCATCGTCTAACCTCTTTTCATATTGTATATGGCGTTGTTTCCAACCATACGTATTAAGATATTTTGCCCATGCCTTACGACCATACCCCTCGATATGTGAGCAACCATTTGTTTTCCCTAATTCTTCAAACGCAGGCATTACGATTGGTAACCATTCTTTCATTCGTGTCCCTGCTACAAAATCAATACACAAAGCCTTTGTTTTGGGGTATTGACAAATTCTTGTTGTTAATACCGCTTGAATATATTGTACGTCTTTTCTTTCTTCCGTAACAATCCACATAAGATACAAACCTTTTTTAACATCTTCGTGTAAAGTTTGTGTATCTATCCTATCAGGCGTTAGGCTTACAGACCTTTTTATAATTGGCTCAATATGTTCCCACATACTATCTACGTGGTCTTTTGGTATTGGTAAAAATTTCATTCCCTTATCCCTTTCTAACTTGTTACGATATAAATAAAATTCCTATCTGATTGAGAATTATTCGCATGAGTAACAGTAAAAGAACTATCGGCTCGTGCTGAAATAAACATTGTTCCTGCTCCGACTTCTGCCGCAGCATTTGCTGTGATCGGAGTCATTATAATAACAGAGTCTTCTCCTACTCTAAAATCCGATACTGCTGTTGATGTAGCACTTGCTGTAAGTGTCAAAGTTCCTTTTGCATTATGCTTTCCATCAATTAACAAATTGACTGCTTGTGCAACATCTCTAGCACTACCGCCTTGTGGTGGTAGCTTTCTGTACGAAAAATCAACCATTAACGTCTACCAAGTGGTTTTGCATCAACATCAACACCGAGTGCATATCGAAAGTCGCCTGTGGTTTCTACCTTTACTCTATGATAACGACCACTTGACCTTACATTACATAAATTATCACTATTTAATGATGAGGCAGATGTAAATGTCGTATCGTCAATCTGTTTACTTCTACTGCCAACTGATACTGATAATGTAGGTTGCACACTTGGGTTTTTTGCCGTTACATAAGGTGTTATAGAATTTATGACTGACGACCTCATTGGTGTTACTTCAAACTCTTTTGTCGTAATACTAGATGCAAGTGTATCGCCTGTAAATGCGTGTATTTTTTTATCTTTTGATCCACCTAATGTAAAACTATCGCCCTCGTATAAAGCAGAGTCTAATGATGTTGTCATAGCATCTAAACTTGTATTGATATTATCCAACTGCTCCAATGAGTACCCAGGTATTAGTATTGTTCCTAATGACTCATGTGCTAACTCTAATAACGACCAACGCCCAATAGCATAATTATAAACCATAATTTTATCAGGTTCACCATCGCTGCTATCGTTAGAAACAAATGACCACATAACAGTTTGATTATTAGGGTCTATCGCTGCTGTTGTTCGATGATGATGGGCAGGGTTTAAATTATCATAAAAAAATCGATCAACTTTTTCTGCACCAATTTGATTTGAACGATTGCCGTCAAACAAACAAAATCCATTTGGCGATAAATAAAACACAGCATTTGATCCAAGTGATACAATGCTACTTGGTATCTCACACCCATTATTTGTTTCAATCCTATCAACAGTAAATATTAAAGGAGATCCAACATAGTCTATTCGTGCAATACCACGTTCTAATAAAACTGTCCCGGATTGACCGCCGACAATACCTGTTATCTTACCAGAGTCAGGTATATCTTGTATATCAGATTGGTTAGTGCCGATTGTCCATGCTTGTGAGTCGTTAATGCTACTCCAATATAATCTGTCCTGATGAACTGTGCTACTATACTTTACATTTGCACAAACAACAAAATCACGTACAACGGCAATATATTTTGCAGCGGGTGCGCCACTAATATCAGCAAACAAACTACTTGTACCGACTTGGTATTTTTGCAGTATTTGACCATCGCCACTTGCACCAATAACAAAATCTCCAAACTGCACGAAGTTCCATCTATCTGTTGTACCAAGTGTATAGTTACCACTTTTTGAAACATTATCTAAATCAGAGTCTGATGCTGCATATTTATATAGTTTTGCACTATCCCCTGCAAATAACTGTACAGTATTACTTGCATCACGAGTTGCATAAACTCCACGTAAGTAATTATCTGCTGCATTGGA